ATGATCGTGACGTTCCCGCGCTGCTTCAGGGCGTTGTAAATGGCGATCCCGTCGAAGACTTCACCGCCGGGAGTGTTCAGGTGGACTTCCATCGGTCCCTTGACTTCAGCGATATCCGCCATGAACTGCTGGGCGCTCACCCCGACATAGCCGATCTCGTCGTAGATGTGGACCTGGACGGGACCGTCAGCCTTATTGGTAATCGAGTACCAGGACTTGTCCCGCATGTTCAGGAGCTTCGTGGACCTAATGCGAGCCATTGAGCACCGCCTTTGCGCGCTGGATTTCATGGCGTCCCATGCGCAGCAGGTTCGCCAGGTCAGCCGGGGGAGGTTCAGGAGTGCCGACCTCAGCGGGATCAGCGGGGGTATCAAGAGCATCGGAGCCCATCGCGGGCAGGCCCACCGCTTCCAGCACGTCATCTGAGTTCAGCCCGGCGCTGATCAGCAGCTGCGCGGCGGTCGCCTTGGCGGTCAGCTCCGCGTTATCCGCCTCGCGGTTATCCGGCAGCGGGTTGTCATAGTCGAATTCGACGCCCTGACCGGTGCTGCCGAACTGGGGGAGAAGCCGGTAATTCAGGGAATTGCGGATCAGGTTCAGCCGGGGGATGATCTTCCAGCTGCCGAAAACCTCTTCAGCCGTCTGGGCATTTGCCCTGTTAACATCGTCGGAATTACCCAGCAGGCTCTTATGGATTCCCCACGCCTCACGCAGGATGTCCCGCTCCTGCCCGATCAGGTTCGCGAAATCCATGTCCTTGTTGGTCACGGAATTCGGGACCCAGGCAGCGCCGTTTTCGAGGACCGCCACCCGGTGGGACCTGCTCACGCCCTGATGGGATTCGCGCCAGCGGCTCGTGAACTCGTCCCACTCCGTGTCAGACATACGGTGATCAACCTGGATCACCCCGCCGGGGGTGGCATTGTTCAGGAAGAAGTTGCGGTTGTACTCGTTGGCGTAGCGCATCGCGTCTACGTTTACGAGGATGCTCGCGACCGGACCCATCCCGCGATAGGGATCAAGCGGGGACGGGTACTTGGTGAAAATGACCTCATCGAGGTCGAGAGGAATCTTCTGCCCGTCCGGGGAGGTGTAGATGTATCCCTGGAGGTAGGCATCAGGGGAGGGGACGGGCTCCATCCGGTCCGGGCGGATCAGCCACATGCTCAGCGGGAAGTTCGCGTTGCCCCGGTCCAGGACCCACCAGCACTCTCCCGTCAGCTCCAGGTGCTGCACGGAGGCAGTGATGAACTCGGAGGTGATGGTGAACGGGTTCGGGTTGTTCCACAATGTCAGGGCTGCGTGATTGACAACTTCAGTGCGCTGGTCCGAGCCCTGGTCGGCGGTCGTATAGCGCCTGCGGCCATCCTGGGGCTGCTTGCGGTACAGGTGCCAGGTGGGAGTGGCTACCGCCGTGGAAATGGTCGTGACAATAGAGAAAATGGTCCCTGACGTGCCATAGGCACGCATGTAGATCTCATTGCTGGTCTGCCCGGTGAACAGCGGGAGAACGCCTCTCCCGGCTGCGGCATAGGGCACCGGGGAACCCGCGTTGAGAAGCTTCTTCAGGCTGGACTTCACTCGTCGGCCACCAGGAATTCAAGTCCCATCAGGATGGGACCCATCACGATAAGCGCAGCGGGGAGGCAGATAAGCGCGATCCCTGCGATAGTGCTCCCGATTCCCAGGACGGTGAGAGGCATCTGGGAAATCCGCTGGATGCTCGCAGGGACGGAGACACGGCGAACCGCAGTGCGGGCGATATCCCGGAACTTGCGGTGCTTGCCACGGGAGCGACCCAATGGCAGCGCGACAGGAAATGTCATAAGCGCCTAACGGAAACGGAGAGAGTCCTCCGCTTCTGTTTATAGCACCAATTCCGCTATTCCGCAAATGGCGTAAACTGAGTTTACGGCGTTTACTATCTCTCCTGCCGTATCAGGGCGTGCCGGGCTGTATCATCAGGGCATGGACACCAAGATCAAGATCACCGGTAGCCGCAAGCTCCGCCTGTCAGCAGCCATCGCCGGGGCAGCCCTGGTCATCTTCGGCGCCGGGACCGGTACAGGACTCGCCATCGCGGGATCCCCTGCTCCTGCTACTTCTCCCGTTGCTGCTACCGCTCCTGCGGCATCGACGCCAGCAGCTACGGAGACAGCTCCCGATGCTCAGCAAGTCGCCGGGGCAGCCGGAGCGACCCAGATCACCCCGATCCCCCCGACGCTGTACGCCTCCTCCGAGGCATCCGCGATGCTCAACGGCAAGCAGGTGGACGTGGTGACGTTCACCTCCGCCGACCTGATGTCCTCCTGGATCAAGGCAGCATCTGCCTTTGAGACCGTGATCAGCCAGGGGCCGCTGTGGGTTATTGCAGGCTGAAGCCACACGCATCACTTCGTGATGCTCCTGGGATAACCAGGTCAGGGTCCTGATCCTTGCCCTGCCGATCAGGTCCACGTGAGCCACCAGGTACCGCATGGCGTCCATGCCGTGGTCATCGACCTTGCGGGGAGTCTCCTTGGGGATCTTCATGGCGTCATGGGAGACCGTCTTGGTCCAGATGTAGGAGAGCAGCTCCTCCTGCGTGCAGGTGGGCTTCTTGTCCTCCACCAGCTGAGGGTCCCGCTCCGCGACGGCATCCCTCGCGATGAACAGGCGGGGCTTGCCGTCGTCCTGGACCTTGAGCCTCGCCTTGACCGCCTCAATCCCCTCCAGGACTGACTTGTGCGCCGCGACGGTGGAGATGCCCAGCTTCTCCTCCAGAGTCGCCCTGCCCTCCGCGTCATGGTCACACACCACCGCGACCGGGGGAGGGTCGTAGTGCCCCTCGATCCTGGTGAGCTTGCGGATCATCTCCGCGTGATCCTCCACCAGCGTCTGCGTCCGGTAGATCTCCCGGTACAGGTACAGCCTGCCATCGGGGTCCTTAGCCCAGAACTGGCACACAAAGGGATTCGTATAGCCGAAGTCGATGCTCCAGTACCGCTCCCAGTCCTTGGGCGGGAAGATCCTGTACGGGGCATGAAGATGGACCTGCCCGTCGAACGTGTCGTAGATGAGCCCGTCAGCAGCGGACCATCTCCCGTAGCGCAGGCGGTCCAGGCGGATGCCGGTGAGGTTATCCAGCTTGGCGATGTAGCTGGCACCTGAGGGAGTCCAGTCCTGCTTTTCCTGGTCATACAGGGTCGGATTGTCCTCGTGGGTGCAGCTGATAATGCGGGTCTTGCCGTTGTCACATCTCTGCTTCAGCCAGTGGTACGGGGTATCGGGGTTGGTGTCCGCGATGACCTGCTGGAAGCTCACCCTGCCGTGACGGAGACGTGTCGTGATCGCCTCCCAGTCATTTTCCGTCAGCTCGATCGCTTCCTGGACATAGGCGATGTCATATTCGGAGGACATGATCCTCGTGGCCTTGTCCATCCCGCCCACGGTGATCGTGGAGCCGTTGGCGTACTTGAACAGAGAGGCTTCCTGGGAACTCCCCCCGAAGAACCTGACCTCCCCGGAGTCGATCGCCTCCTTAGCGACGTGCTCCCGGAACGTCACCAGTGCCGTTGAGGTGAGGCTGGTCGCGGTCTTGCGCAGGATCACCCCTCGCATCCCGGGATTCATCAGCGCCATCGCATGCAGCTTCTCCAGGCAGGCTCTGCTCTTGCCCGTACCGGCAGGACCAGACAGCAGTACCTCGGGATCTTTTGCCGAGAACAGCTTCCGGGCTGACCCGATGGGCTGGTAGACGTGCTTTACCTGCTCTGCCGTGGTACTCAATTGCTACTCCGATTGCTGGAAAATGCGTTATGGGTATGTAGTCCCGCCGCTACCTGCCCCCCGAATCCCACAGAAATTTCCATCCAGGGTGGTAGCTGATACCCCTCCGGGTATGCCAGGTACCCCCGGGGGTATCCTCATCCGTGGTCACCATCCGCACACCGGTTCACCATCCGCACAAACGGTGAAGTGACATCGACTGACATCCACATGCCGTATGTCCTTACATAACCATGTGTGCTATAGGTACTACCATTGGTCACAGGTTCTCCCATCACTGAGCGTCACACGAACCGGGCAAACCGGGCAAACTGGGTGCTTGACATGCCAACCACTGTGTTAGTGCAGGTCACAGCTGTTCACTGAGCACTGGTTCCGGACGGGAATCATCACTGTAAGTTCACTGTCCTGCATTGTGCTAGGTTTAGTACGCGGGTTCGTCATGCGTATAAGTGTTCGCTAGCCGAACTTGTTCGCTATGCGCACATGTGTTCTGTCTCCGTACATGTGCGCTCTGCGAACTACTGTTCGCTCTGCGGTTACCATCTATACGTCTGGTACATACCAAACGGTCGTCTGGTAATTCCCGCATATGTTCGATGTTTCACGTGAATCCGCAATAGACTCAGAACTCAGTTCGAATAACCTCACGCTATGCAGTTATTTGGTTTCTGTGTGTTGATTGGATTGCTTGATTTGGGCTGATGTAAGTAAGCCGGAGACGTAAGTCCGTCTCACCTGCTCTTCTTCACGCACATCTGGTACGCCTCAGCAGTCCTGTGCGCATGACCGCAGTCCAGGATTGCCCACTTCCTGACGTAGCCCTTGTGCTTCGGCTTCGATCTCCAGATCGTCCCTGACAGGCTGAACGGACCAGGCAGCCTGATATGCCAGCTGAGTCTCATTAAGTCCTCCTCGTCCAGTACAAGCCCGCAGGAACCCGCAGCCTGGTCTTCGACCAGACCGCAGAGATGCCCTATGCACTTCCGGCAGGATCCCAGTTCTCCGTAGTGGTAATTCCAGTGGTGACCGCACAGGGGACAGTGATCATGAACAGAGATATCGCGTACCGCATGATGCACACGTCTCCTCTCACGTGAGGTCGTCTGTCTCGACGCCTACCACGACATGCTGTACCGGGATAACCGTGATCTGCTGCCTGGGAGGGAGCTGACCTAGTTCCTCTGCCGTGTTCCGCAGGATGATCGCCTGTGCCTTGACCCACTCGTGGTGATCGGCATGCTGGTGGTTTCCCAGCCGCTCGAACATCTCCTGGTACTCGGCGATGCGGTTCTTCTTCTCCGCGATGGAGATCCCGGCGAACTCGTTCTCCAGGTGCTCCCGGATGTTCTCTATCGCGAGGGCGTGACGGTTCCTGAACTGGCAGATGCCCGTCTTGGTCATGCCGTACTTCTTGCCCAGCTCGGTCACGGTCTCGGTGCCCAATGCGAGATCCCTCTTCAGCGCGAGCTTCTGGGGTCCGGTGAGGATGCCTGCGCGACCGTGGGTGATTCTCCTGCCACGGATGTCCCTCTTGACGATCTCGCCGGTCAGGACTTCCTCTGTCATCTTCGCGGTGCCGGAGGTCATGCTGTCACCAGTCCTGAGGAACTCTGCTTCACCTGGAGCTTGCGGTGCAGATAGCACAGAGGGAGCGCTGTAGTGGTCACCATGACACCGGCAGAGGTACTGAGCACCTGCGTGACGGGGAACAGGCTGAGGGCTTCTGAGGCGTTCTCAGCGTCTTCCTTGCCGTCTTTGATGGCGATGTCTGCGCACTCGTGGCATTTGAGGTTCACGCTGCCTCCTTGTTCTTCTTGGCTAGGTACTCATCCCTGTCCTTGCGGAACGCGGGATCCTCGCAAAGGGGGTGGACCGGCACTATCCCCCCGATCTTCATGTGCCATCTCATCGTCTCCCCGCTGGGGATGGATTCCAGGCACCATCCGCATGTCCTGTCCTTGCGGGAGGTTACGTCTCTAGCCATCAGGATTCCTGTGCGCGGACCATGTTCCAGTCCCGGTTCGCAGTGTCATAGCCGAGCTTGAACGCCCAGAGCAGTTCGCACTTCTCCTGCATCGAGTAGACCTCGACACCTGAGGGAGTCTTCAGGTTGATCCGGTCGATGAACTTCTCGATGGCGATCTCGCGGCAGTCGGTGCCGGAATCTTCGAGTACCTCTGTCATTACTCCGCCTTGTTCTGGAGGTGGGTCTGCCGTGCCGTGCAGGTGACCGCGATAGGGAAGTCAGCGAGGATCACCGAGGTAACGGGTCCGCCGTCATCGAATTCCTCGATCTTCCCCTGCGGGATCGTCGGTGCCCCGCAAGGAAACGGCTTCATCAGTGCTGGGTTCACATGCTCCCGTAAGTCTTAATGGGCAGGGTGCCGCTTAATCCAGTTTACCATAAAATCCATTTGCGTGGACAATTCCTGGTGCGCCATTTTGTTTTCCTGCATGGCACTCCGGAACCGCATCAGCTTGCGGATCCGGGTCAGCAGCGAGGTGATGGTCATGATGTTCTCCTGTTCAGCTTGAGCCTTGCATTGACCTTGCGGGCTTGCTCGATTTGCGCGAGGAGCTTCCGTTCCCTGCGCCTGAGCTTGCGGATCTTACGTCTGAGCACACTCTCCTTAGCCGTGAAGAAGTGAATACAGACCTTGCGGGAAACTGGACATTTGCTCCCCCATTAAGGGGGGAGCAAAGTGTCCAGTTTCTTCCCGGTGGTGTTTCGGGGCACTGTCCAGTTTTGACCTGCGGTTTTGCCTTTACCGGACACTTCCTCTAGCTGGTGTCCGGTTTAGTGTCCGGTTTGCGCCCTGCGTTTCCGCAGGCAGAAACTGGACACCCTAGTGTCCGGTTTACGGGTGTCCGGTTTCTGTCCGGTTTTCCAGCAGGAACCACCGGGACTCAGATCCGCGTCCGCCTCCGGTCTGCGCGAAGATGTGACCCTGCTCCAGCTTCTCCAGGCGGCGCTTTGCCCTCTTCACGTCGGCGGGAGTGGCGGTCCCGAACAGGAACTGCGCTGCCTCGCTCGCGGTGATCCCGCTGGTGCCGCGCATCCCGATCTCGTGCAGCAGGTCCGGAGGCGAGTCCAGCTTGCAGGTGCCGTCCTCGCAGACCTCCATCTTCCACGGACCCACCACGTTCATGACGGGCTTGCGGTTATGCACCCCGATGACCGGATCTCCCGGGCGTCCGTGCAGGATGATCACTGACCCTGCTCCCGCTGCGATCCACCTGCTCCCGTAGAGGTCAGCCAGTTCGGGGATCTTGTCCGCAGACTGCTCCCCTCCGGGCTTGCGCGGGTGATGCAGCTCCAGCAGCTGGATGCCCCTTGCGAGGGCTTCCTGCCGGGATCGGTTCCATCCTGCTCCCGTCGCGTCGTCGGTGAGCGGGACCGCCGCGTCCTTGAGGCTGTCGATGATGCAGATGTCCGCGTCCGCCGCCTCGCACATTTCCGCGAGCAGCTTCGTGTTCTTGGCGAAGTCCTCCGGAGGCGGTCCCTCGTGGAACACCAGCTTCCCGAGCGCGTCTTCATCCTGAGGTCCGAACATCCTGGCGAGATTGCTCTTCGCCTGCATCGGACGGTCCATCGCGAGGTACAGGACGTTCTTCTTCGCGGGAGCCACGGTCAGCCCCAGTACCTCGCTGGTGATCCCCAGGAGAGCCCTGACCAGGTTCCCGGCGAGGGTGGTCTTACCGGTCCCGTCGTGACCGGCGATGATCAGGGACTGTCCCTGAGCCCACAAGATGTCACCGCCGTCACCCCAGACAGCGGGAGGTACCGGCGGCATGGAGAGCAGGCTCTTCCCGCTGGAGAAGCGGAACCTATCCGTCTCGCGGATGCCGTCGCTGGTGAGATGGAACGGGACGGGATTCTCGACCACGATCATCTCGTCCATGCCGAAGCCCGCGTCCAGGTGATCCGAGACATCCGCCTTGTCCCGGTCCACGGCTCCCCGCATGACCACGACATCAGCCCAGTGACCGTGAAGTTCGGCACGGACAAGCTCAGCGTGCTCGAATCCGGGCTTGTCGTTGTCCGCGATGATCACCACATCGGACGCCTGCCGCAGCAGCTGGGTGTACTCCGGCTTCCACTTGCCCGCTCCCTCCGGGTTCGTGGTCGCGGTCATCCCCATCGAGATGAGCCGGTCAGCATCCTTTTCTCCCTCGACCAGGTAGATGGTGTCGCCGCTGTCGATCGCGTCCATCACCATCGGCAGGTTGTACAGCACCCTGGGCACGTCCTTGAGCGAGTACGTGCCGTCCGCCGCCTGCTGGCAGAACTTCTTGCCTGGCTTGCGGATCTTCCGGAACAGCAGCTTCCCGTCCTCGTCGGTGTAG